TCAAGAGTTGCACCCAAATTCGTTACACTTGTTGGAGAAATTTTTCTAAAATTACCGTCGTAAAACTCATAAACGCCGTTTATACCAGAAAGCCCACTTGTCAAAGTTACTGACAATTTCGTCCACATAGCGTGCTTATGACCCCAATAAATAGCGTCTTTTGCTTCCGGTGTAACCCAGGGTTGCCAATCATCGCCGGGCGTCACAGCGCTATTTGCAAGCGTTGTGAAGTCTGTAAAAGCGCCCGCTTCTTCGGCCAAAACGTGACTGTGTTGATCTGTTCGATCAACGGTCAAACCTTCTAACGCTTCAAAATAAACCGGTTCCAAAGTTGTTGTTTTCTTTGTTGCTACTTGCGCCCGTTCAGTGATTATTTCGACGGCCGTTGTCAAAATCAAACTCAACTCATAAACAACATCAACTTGGGCAGGTGTTGCAGGAGACATTTCATAATCAATTAAACGCAACATGTTTCGAACGTTTTCAGCTATCTTTGCAGTTGGTAAAGTATTTTCATTTGCCAAAGTATCCATTAAGGTATTATTCAAATGTCCAACTAACGCCATCATACGCATTAATTGGATCGACGGTTCAACGTCAGACTCTTCTGTCAATTCTGGCAAATTGATCCGTTTATATACGATCAACGCTTCGAGAATTTGAGCGTAATAAAAAGACGCATAGTTAAAATCTGGGATCGTTATCGTGGTCATTTTTTACACTCCTGAACTAAATTTTTGTTCATAAGTTTGCGGTTGATCACTTTCTAAATTCAAATACCTAAAACTTAAAATCATGTTACCATTAGCAATATCTGTTTCATCCCATTGTACCGTATCTGACAAAAGCTTAAACCTTTTTTGAGTCTCCAAAAATTCAAACAGTCTTATAATCCGTGTAAAAACCCTTGATCGCATCAAAGGATCGGCAATATCAAAAATCATATCGATACCAAGAGTTATGTTTTGTTGAAACGCGTTTTCGTTATCACCGTCTGAAAGATATGCTGAAATCACTTGTCTATCGTTCTCGTCGCCTTCAATCGTTGAAATTCCGCCCGTTGCGCTGGCTTGAAATGGTATTTTTAAACCCTTTGGCATAATGTCAACCTCACAATATCGGAACGGGTGTCCCACTTGGCGGCGGTGGCCCTAATGTTGCTATTCCGCCCAACTGTATTGGATGTAAAGCGACTGCGATTTGAGCCGCCGCCGCTGGCAATCCAAGCGCCGCGTCTTTGTTGCTCACAAACACAGGATTAAGCGCCGCCGCTATTCCGCCAAGCCCGGTTGGCGGTACAACCGCGATCAAAACCGGCGCCGTTGTCCAAATTAGCACGAAATCAACCGCCACTTGCCCCCAGAACGCGATAATTCCCGCTTGAATAGCGGCGGCCGCGTCAACATTTGCGCCCGGCATAGCGGCTTTCAGGGCGCTTGTCGAGTTTGTCAAAGAATTTGGGTTTGCCGGTATCGCCGTTACCACGGAATCGGCAAAATAATTTTCAAAAGCTGTTGCAAAATTATCGATCCCTTCAACCTCGGTTGCCACTGGCGCCATAGCTTCGAGTTCAGTCGCTAATTTGTTTGCAAGTAAGACCATAACACCTCAATCAATAGGGCACGCTGGGAAGCCAGGCGAACCCGGTAAACTCGGGATCGATGGTAATCCTACCCCAGGGATAGGAAGGCCTAGAGACGGCAAATCCGGCGCCCCTGGGGGCAAAATTGGCGGAATCGGCAAGCTCGGGACCGATGGGATACCGATTCCGGGAATCGGCAAGCTCAAACTTGGCAAATCCGGCGCCCCTGGGGGCAAAATTGGCGGAATCGGCAAACTCGGAGGTGAAGGTATTCCGATCCCCGGAATCGGCAAGCTCAAACTTGGCAATGCTGGGAAATTGCATTTAGTCACCAATAAATCCGTTTTGACTCAAACAGTTTAAAATAATACTCATTAAATGAGTAGGAACACCCGTTGGGCCAAAAGCACTTGGGTGCATATGTAAATCATAAACCGAATCTCTAAACGTATCTCCTTTGATTATTTTTTCGGTTGCCCCTTGTAAAAGGTGAACGGTGCCCGTTTCAAGCGAAGCATCATTACCCATTACAACAACATTACCTTGGCTTATAATTTGGATAACACCGTCTTTTAGTTCAACGATATTTCCGCTTTTATCGACCATACTTAGGCCGTTTTCGCTCATTGTCAAATAATTGCCATGTTCTTCAACAAGTGTCGTTGCGCCGTTTTCAGCGTCAAGGTGTAACATCGATCCGTTTTTATTTGCGATCGTTATATTTCCCTTTTCGTCAAATGCAATATAACTATAACTGTCTTTTTGTTTCCAAGTCAGACTTATTTTTTGACTCCCATCCGTATCATCAAAAAGAAGAATGTGTCCGTTAGGCGTTGCAAATCCACGCCGTTTTCCGTAATTCGTTTTGAATTCTTCGTTTATCGGCCTTGGTTCGCCGCCCTCAACTTCTTCATCGGTCCAAGCCCGTTTTGACCAACGCAATTGCATGTTTTCGACCGAAGATTGACCAAAACTTTCGTCTTGTCCATCACCTGTTAAAACCTCGATTTGGACAATTTCGCCCGGATCTGGAACAATGAACCAACCCCACTCTAAATTTGGAGTTACCCATTGCGGAATCTCCGTTTCTTCATCGCCCAACAAATCAACACAAGCAACCTTTATCCGTCCCCTTTTTTCCGGATCGTTGTTGGTCATCACTGTTGCATCATATTTGTCAATTGTCATGGTACCAACCTTCGACAACTAAAATTGCACTTATATCCGTTTTCCCCAAAAATATGTTTAACTTTACTAAAATAATATTCACCGTCATAAGGTTTCGACGTGTTCTCGATCTTGTGTTTTTGACGCGCCATTAAAGTTTCGGTCCCAATACAACTACCAGAAGCCATGACAAAATTTTCTCTTGTTTTTCTAAACCATTGTTCAGCCCAAAATCTTGCTTCTTCTTCATCTTTAAACCGTTTACCCGAAATAACATCAAAAGAAAAGTTGCCGAAGAAAAGTTTTATGTCACTACCGCTTGTAAATTCGCCATTAACTTCAGAATCCGGATCACCTAAAACTTCAATATCCGGTGCCGCGTTATTTTCTTCTTCAACCTCAACCTTTATCACCTTGCCGTTTTTTCTGTCCTTGACAACAACTTTGATTTTTGTTTTTGAGCCTTTTATCAGTAATTCAGGTCTAAAACTCAATAAAGACGAGTTATCACCATCGTTATACCTAAATGTATATTTCTTATCTTGTTCAACCAATGTGTCAGGATCGCGAAAATGCAAAGTCCAAACGCCTTTTTCATCACCATCAACCCAAAAAGTATAACCAGTCGTATTAGCTAAACCTTGAACAAATTCATAATCTGAAACACCAACACGTTGTATAAAATCGTGCGGTTTATCCGGTGTAGGATTGATTTTAATTTCCATGCCATAGCGCGTTGCAATTTCGCGCACTGCATCACTGTATTTGTGATCTGCAAAACGACGCTGTTTTGATTTTTCTGGCGAATTGTCTCCCAAAACAGAATCTTTTGTATAACCGATAACTGACAAAGTTGGTTCGCCAGATTCAGGAAAAAATGGGATCGCTTTTTGTATTATTGTTCGTCCAATATGAGTCAACGGCTCTTTGTAACCGCCAAACAAAGAAGCTTCATTTCCAGGTTGAAAAATTTTCGCGTTTGAAATAACGCTTTCTGGATTTACACAACGAAGATGAAACACATCTGCCATTCCATCGGTACTTTCATAATCAACATAACGAACAAACGGTTTTATGTTGTCGTCAACTACCGTGCCAGCAACAGCTATTGAAAACTTCGGCGCAAAAGTGGCTTCATTAACACCGCCGCCGCCAAGATTTGGAACATCAACCATTATATTAAATGACTCACATAAGACTCGTTTCTTCGTTCAAACATGTATAACCGCAATGTTCTTTGTGGGGTTTCTCTTTTTCCAAAAGCGGTTTTAAAAGTTTCGCTCGTTTGTTCAATCCTTTCTGTTCTTATCGCTTCAATGGATGGTAATTTGACAATATCACCAACTTGCAAATTTGGTTTTTCAGGGTGTCTTTTGCGGATAATGTCACCCATTTCAGCCGATCTATATTCGCGCCAAGATAACATTTCATAATATTCTCGATCTTTCGCTCTATGGTAACGAGTCTCGCCCGCTTCTTCGCCTTCGAGACTGTAAGCTTGATACCTCGATAAAGTTATTGCACATGTTACATGGTGCATTTTACCCAAAAACGTTGGTTGTAAAAACGTTTCTTGGACTTTATCGATCGTACACGAACCCATTGAAATATGGCCGTCACCAACTGAAAAAGAACAAATGGGTGGCCGTGCTAAATCTTTATTGCGTTTAACCCAACTTTCCAACAATGCAACGGCCTTCTCAGGTTCACCAAAAAGCATATCGTGTTTAAAAAACACCGCGTTAAACGTGATTGTATCGATTTCTCCAGAAATATACTGTCTAAAAGGGATGTCTTGATTAAGAGCCGCGCCAGTTGAATATTTTGAACCAACCGTTTTTTGAACTTCTTGCGCTGGAAATTGACCTTGGATTTCCGCATTCGGCTCATCTTCGTTTTTGATAAAAAACGATCGTCCTGAAAATAAAGTGTCTAACAAGCCCATTTTCTACCCTCGTGAAACCGGCGCCGCACCATGTTCAAGTATCGCTCTTTTTTGCCACGGTGTTGATTTAAAACCGGCTCTTTCTTGTAATTCAACTTTGTGTCTACCAGAAGCTAAATTGACATCTTCGCCAGAAACACAAAGATTATTTTTAATGTCTAATGTTCGTTTATCTTCGAGTAAATTTTCAACTTTGACATCGATCGGCGCTTGTGCTGCGGCTTCTTTCTTTGCCATCATCGCCGCAAGTTCTTTTGCGATTGAAGTCGGGTTTAAATCCGCCCCGGCCGCTTCCCTTGCATTGACTATATCACGCCGCATTTGATCGATTTCTTCTTCTCGCCTTCTCTTTTCACCTTTAACCGTTTTCACTTCCCCGAAACGCCCGCCCAAATCAGCGCCCGGTTTAACAACCAACTCTGTTTCAACAATTCCAAAGCTTGCCATTTGTTCGGCACGTGTTTTAAAAGTTTTTTCTGTTTCTTTTGCTGGTATATCGAAAGCGAGCCCTGTCAAACCTTCTTCGGCAAATGTTCTAAGACTGTCAGGAACATCTATATTTAAAGCATCGCCCAAAGCTAAGGCAGATTCAAGAAGCAACCGAAATGGTTTCAAAACAAAATCTAAAAGACCAAGTCCGATCCGTTTTAAACCTTCTAAAATGTCACCTTCTATAACCTTTTCAATACCTAGCGCAAGTTTTGCCCAACCTTCGGCGATTTGAGTTATTGCCCATTTCCAAATACCCCAAATTGTATTTACTACCTTGTAAAAATATTTCCCGATTCCGGCCAACAATGGAATTATATAACGAACAAAAAATAGAAATGTAGTTCCGATCGCACCAATAACCGCGCCAATTACTTTCCCAACTTCAAGCCAACTGATTTTTGTGTTTTCGTTTCCACCAAATAACTCACGATAAAGTTCGGAAAAAACAGTTTTTATTTCGCCGACAATTTCCTGCCAAAGGCCGCCCCATTCTTCAATAGCCGGGATCAGGGCGCCTTTGATTCCAGCCCACATTGGTTTCAAAGCGTTTTCCCAAACATCTAAGATCCATATTTTTATATTGCCCCAAACTCGACTTGCAGTTTGTAAAAACGACTCGTTTTCTTTTTTTAGAAATTGAAAAGCTATGATAATGCCGCCGATAACAGCCAATAAAGGCCAAAACACAGCGCCGATAATTGTTGCAACACCGCCGATAACAGAAATCAAACCACCGATCACAAATTTGGCCATTGCCAAACTAAGGATCAAAGGTGCCAAAGCGGCCCCGGCTATTAAGATCAAGGTTCCGATTTTGATAATTTTTCTCATCGTGGCCCCGCCAAAAGTTGCCCCGAACCACTTACCAGCCGCTTTAACTTTTTTCGTAACCCAATCCCATGCATCACCGACAGCGTCGACCGCATCCCTTAAACCAAGCGCGATTTGTGAAACCGTTTTCCCGTATTTTTCTAAAGACTCTGTTGGAAATCCTGTTGCATCCGGGTTTTCCGCCCAAAAATCGTTTATATCATTCAAAGCCATTAAGACTTTATTAAAACCTTCAGTGAATTGTCTAACTGAAGTTGCAAGCGGTTTTAACATTGGTTGAAAAAGCCCGATCGAAAGCCCTTCTAACGAACTTTTCAACAAAGTCATTGAACCGGAAAAATTGTCTAATCGGCGTCTTGCCATTTCAAGCGCCGCGCCGCCTTTTTCTGAAGATGCGACAAGCCTATCCTCTAACTCTAACGTTGCCTCTCTACCAGCGTTTGCCAAAGCAGTGTAAGCGCGTGAACCCCTTCGACCAAAAACTTCTTGCGCAATTGCTTGTCGTCGTGTAACGGATTTTAACTTCGAAAGTTTTTCGCTAAAATCACCGACAATATCAGCGACCTTGCGCAATTTGCCTTTACTAGTCTCTAACTTGATATCCCATTTCTTCAGTAATTTGATTGATTTTGACGTTGGTTTGGCAAGCTTTGTCATCATATTTGCATAAGCAGTCCCACCCATTGATCCACGTAAACCAGCATCAGCCAATTTCGCAAAAATCGCCGTTGTTTGTTCTAATGAAACGCCCATCGCTTTTGAAGTGGAAACACCATAAATAAACGCTTCACCAAGTGCCAAAATATTTGTGTTAGCGCTTGCGCTGGCCAACGCTAAAGTGTCTGCAATGTGTCCCGCTTGGCTCCATTCCAGACCCATACCCTTGGTAACCCTTGCCACAATATCGGCGCTCTGGGACAGGGTGATACCGTCTGCGGCCGCTGCATTCATAACCCCACCCAAACCAGCAATTATTTGGTGTGGTTTGGCGCCCGCTCGGGCAAGATTTTCCATACCTTCGGCCGCTTGCGAAGCGGAAAAAACAGACACGATCCCCATACGCCGCGCTTCTTTACTCATCGCGGCCATATCTTCTTTGTTCGCTCGTGAGACGGCACCAACCCCGCTCATGCGCTTCTCAAATTTGGCCGCTTGTGCAACAGCGGCCCCTAACCCAAGGGAAAGAGGAGCCAACCCAAGCCCCATATCACGCATACCCGCGCCGATCATTCGACCGCCGCGTGCAACCCTTGTGCCATACCCCTTAATTTAGCTGCAACCCTTGTTGCCGCTGCGCCAATTCTCCCAAGTGGAGGCGGAACCTTACCGGCGCCCGCGACAAAACGGCCGTTTGCATCGCGAGCCCGTCCCATAGCATCAACATACTGCTTCGTGTCAGATGTTACGATCGCGCCAAGTCCGACTTTTTCAAGTGCCATTTCTAACGTTTACCTTTTTTGGTTTTATTAGCTGCTTTTTTCATTTCTTCGTGTTCTTGTTTTAACTGTCTATTCAAACGCCTCAAAAACCACTCTCGATCGGCTCTAGTCATATTCTCAACAGCATCATAACCCATCGATTTAATACAATACGTTAAAGCAAACGCCTGTTCCCGTAAGTCATTAAGTGAACTTAACGGGAAGAAACGCCGAAAAAATCATCAAAACCCCATCGAATCGGATGTATAAATTCATATCTGCAACTGTGTTTAACAGATACTGACATATCTGGACCAAGCCTTTCATCTTCGATTCCTCTAACGCAAGTTTCGAGATCTAGTTTTCCAAGATCTTCAATTTCGCTTTCTGCCAAAGCGATTGGTTCCCCACTGTCAACTAAATTGTGGAAACTCCCAAGGATCATTTTTTCTTTGATAACGCCGATCCCGCCGAAATCAGCGTCATTCATTGTTTCGTAAGTGTTCCAACGGCTTGGCTGAAAAACAAAACCGTTGCACATATTACCACGAATTTCGAACGGATCCGAAAATTCATGTTTCCACAAAAACGCTTCGAGGGTATCAGAGCAATTCACCTCTAATGTTTCCATATCGGCGTTCCAAACAAACTCTTGATCGCAACGCCCACAAGTCAAATCCAACCCGAGATCTTTGCCAAGCGACTTATAACGCAACCAACAATAGGCGTAAAAAACATCGCCACTATGCATTTGCGAAATTTTCAAAAGTTTTTTGACATTGTCCATTCCATCGAAATTATACGGGCCAAGTCTTGTGCACATGTGCGCCAAAACCATAGACACATATTGACCCATTTTCGCTTGTGGGTTGTCTTCGCGAATTGCGCCCAACTCCTTTTCTTGTTTCATTGTCCAACGCTTTAACTCGATCGTTTTTTCAAAAACGCCAGATTCGGTTTTGATCCCTAGTGGCAAATTAGGGCCAAGCTCTTTCAACGTTTTAGTTTTGAAAGAACCTTTAACGCCAATTTCTTTCTTGGTGTCTTTGTCAGACATTGCGGTTCACCTCCATTTGCTTAGAGCTATGTTAAGCCCAACCGCCGGTTTTTGGTTTCTACACTAATGGCAAAATGTTATCGGCGCTCAATGTCCAGGTTGTTACCTGCATTTCGCCGTCATCCGACATATCACCTTCGGGCAAACTACGTTTGATGATAAAGCACCCTTCGAGCGCAAAGTTTCTCTCGAAAGCGCCCGAAATCGACTTGTATACCAACGTAGCCGGTTTTTTGTAGGTTGGTAATACCGGGCCTTTGCCTTCAAGATACCAAGCTTCACAAGCCGCTTCTTCTTTCCCATGATGCATGGGGATAGAAAAATCGAATTCAACTGGGTTGGTATCGCCGCCACTTGCTTTGGTGTTGTCCGGCAAATCAACCATTTTTAGTTCTTCTTCGATCGCCCCATGGGTCACAATGGTTAGATCAACTGGCAACCCGACCACTCTCAACGTAGAGTTGTTTTTTGCAATGTGATCGTTTTGCAATGAACCTTTCATAGTCATTTAGATAACTCCTTTCAAGCAATCACATTTATTCGATTTCGTAGGTTTGCGTTACAGCGGTAGCCGAACTTGTCGTGTGATCTGCTGCGGTTTCGGCGTTGTAATCCGTTAACAGCTGGTTGAGCGCAACGATCACAGCTTGCAAGTCCGTTGCAAGCGCTTTCACTGCATCGTAAAGTGTGTCCGCCCCGTGCGATTGGTCAACCCCGGCCCCGGCATCGCCAATACTCTTTTTTATTGTCGTGGTCATTGTCTTTTTTTCTCCTTTTTAAAAAACCACCTTGGCAATTTTATTAGCCAATGATCGGGTTAACCAACGCTATCAAAAATGCCCTGTTTGCCGATTGTGATAATGAACCTTTCGATCGTGTCTGCCAATCGCAACGCAACAGACGCGTTCAAATCACCCCCCGCCATTGTTGCGTCGGTGTTGATTTCGGAATCAACTTTGATGATCGCAGCATCGGCGAAAGTGTCACCCCGGATCGCTCTTTTTGGTCTCCACTCTTTCAGGAAAAGCGCGATCAAAGCCGTTCTGGCGTTTGTCCATTCGTCGGTATCGTTGATCGCGAACACAATCCAGTCAAAGTTTTCGGCCAAAATGTGTTCGTACCATGACATTTGTTCGCGTTGATGTTTCCATTTCCAAGTCGGATCAAGAAACAAAGTCCGATCGCCCCACAAGATGTAGTTGCCCTTCTTTTTCTTGATAATGCCAATCCCAACCGGGTTGAGCTGTTCTTCGTCAAGAATTGCTTCACCAGTTGGTAACGCCAAGATTTCGGGCAACGTCGCAGTGGTCCCGGCTTCGGCCTTGTGGTAACCGTCGAAGTCGCCCGCGATCCGCGCTTCTCTACCGTGAACCATTCCCGTGCTCGAAACCAATTTTCGCTTGCCTTCACCGTTGCCTAACGGATCGGCAACCCATGAAAAAGATGGAAAACTTACAACCGCGAAATCGTTTCGTCCGAGAATATCGTTGATATGCCCGATCGCGCCCGATTCTGTGACAACCGAATCCGGGATTTCGTAGCGGTATTGGTGATTTTTCGCTTCGGCATAAGCAACGCCCGCCTTTTCAACTGCGGTCGATATAACACCCGGCGTTGCCATTTTGACAATGCCCATACCGCGTCCAAACAACCGATTGAACGGACTCAAACCGGTATCCCACGCCTGTGTTGTGTAGCTTGCGTCTGCAACGTCTGCATTGCCGTCAATTCCGCCCGCCAATTCAAGCGCCGATTCAACCATGAATTCGTCTTCATCGTCGCCCGAAACCGTCAAATCCGAACCGGGTGCAACAGTGATTGTTTTGTGATCGTTGTCAACAATCCTGTATTTTTCAAGTTTTGAGTTTGCCTTGTCTGGATACAGATAGCCGCCGATCAAAGAATTGGCAACAAACGGCTTGTAAGCAATGACCAAGGTTTCAGCTGCTTCCAAAGGATTTGTGCCCACCGTAACGGTAAACGGTGGCGCCCATTTGTTATCTGGAATAAATTCTACCCCAAGGGTTAAAATCCCCGTGAAAGCGCCAAATCTGTCAGACACAACGTCCCCCGTTGTTGCATCTATCATTGTTACCGTGATAACTTGCGGTTTGAACACATCTGTTGTTGTGCCTAAAGCAAACGTTGGATCACCTCCAGCAGGCGAATTAATGGTGAAATCGCTAATGTGTGCCGTTAAAACCGTTATTGTCGGAACGCCGTCCGTTTTTCCGTAAATGTTCGCCGGTCGAATACTTGCGGTGTGTGCCCCGGTCCAAAGATCTTCAACTTCGATTTCGTCATTGCCGTCATCGTTGTTGATCACTGACACCCAATAACGGCCACTCGTTGGATCTGTTGAAAGGTTACCGTACTTTTTGACAAAGTCACCATCGACGAAAACCGAAAGTGAAAATTCTTCATCTGGTTTTTCTTCACCATCACCAATCAGAATTGAAACCGCTTTCGTCTCATTTTCCAAAGTGAGGTAATACCGCGTTTCCGTTCCCACGTCCAGATCGGTATCCATCGTTTGATCGGACGCAACCGTGATCACACCGGCCGATGTATTACCGACGATCGGATATTGTTTGTTTGCGACCCCTTCGAGTTCAACAATCCCACCTTTCCATTGATCGGTTTTCCAACCCGTTTCGCCGGTTGTGATTGTCGTTTCTGTGATGTCGGCAACATCGGCAACATCACCCGAAAAGACTTGTTCTTTTCCGCCCCACCGACCACCGTTGTGCGCTTTGCATTTTCCCATTGGCGTCAATGTTTCGAAATAACGAGCATAAAGCGTTACCTCGGCTTGCGCTTCATTCCCGTCTGTAACGCGAATTAGGAAAAGCCCTCCGGCGCCATTTGCTAACCTGTAGTAGCTGCGGCAAGAATCGGGAAGCAAGCTGTCATCAATATACGAACCGCATTTTTTGAAAAACGCTGTTGCATTTTGACACTCGATCAACTCACTAACCGGGCCTTTTTCGAGAAGTCCGGCGTAACCGGCCCAACCCAATGCAGCGGGTTCGATCGTTTTATCGCCCTCTTTCTCAATCACAGCTACGCCCGCGCCACGTGTCGGGCCATAACGTCGTTGAGTCATTTTTTTCTCCTTCTAGTTTACAGTTACGTCCAAATCACCAGTGATTAAAAACTGCCATATCGTCGAGTCATTTTTTTTCTCCTTCTAGTTTACAGTTACGTCCAAATCACCAGTGATTAAAAACTGTTGAACAGTGTATAAATCCTGTGTCTTTATATAGAATACAACGTCCTTGACGACAAACCTAAAAATGCCTGTGTAAGTCGCTAGATCTTTTATTCCTGTTTGGGTTGAAAAGTCGTCACTTATATACATTGTGTGTTCGACATCTAACCCACTAAAATTAATAGTAATATTGTTTTCAAAGAAGTCCCTTATTTTGTCTTGCAAACGCTGTTGATCTACCTGTGAAGAAGTTAAAACCGCAACCGTAAATTCAAAGGTTTTTTGCCTCAATCTGGTCAATTTTACCGCAGTTCCGGCCCCTTTGTTTCTGACCGCCGTTGTGTTTTTTACTAACATATTTCTAAGTGTATCAATGTTCAAAATATGGATCGCTGGAATTTCAGAAACTTCGGCATATTCTTGATCTGTCGCTACCGCAACAATTGGCTCGTAAATGAACTTAATCCAAACTGTTTTCCCACTATCAACCGCACCTGTTAACGTAATTACCTTTGTTCCTGTATTATAACTCGAAAAAATATCTGTTGCTTTTTCCGGATCGTCTGTGTAGTTAAAACAACTATCAACATCAACTATTTTATAAGGTGTCTGTAACGGAAAATCGTTTAAGTCGATTTGGTCGGTTGTCGAAGTCATCAAAATTGGAAAATCAGCGATCGGATTAATAGTTCTTAAAGCTGGTACTATTGAATTATAAATCAGATCATCTTGAAAATCGATAATCGATTTGTATAAAACTCGAATTTCGTTCACAACTGGCGTATAACTGGCGTTTATCGTCACAAGATTTATAACAATTTGTAATTTTTTAGATGTAGTTGGATAATCCGCAATATTCGCCGAAACTTCATCCTCGGTATTCCAATCAACAACATTTATTTCCCAGCTTGATCCATTCCAAAAAAATTCGTTTGCCCCATCACTTAAACGAAAACCCAAACTAGAATAAGGCGTTTTCTCGAAATCGACTTGGTGATCTGCATAAACGTCAAAACCGGTAAACGTAACAACGCTTTTCGGGTTGAACACCTCTGTTTTTACAAACAAGTCTGAGTCTGTTGAATAACCTCCACTAGTTAACAACAATTGCAAATTGTTTTCTTCCGGCGGTAAACGAGTGCCCGGGCCAAGGGTTATTTTTTCGCGATTTTTGTTTTCGAAGATAAACCGTTTTATGATCTTTTTCGTTCTCATTATCTCGCCATTTCTCTAAACGCCGCTTGTAACGCTTGTTGCCAATTTTTTATTGCTAATTTTTTTGCCGAACCATCTTTAAACACATCATCAATAAACTCTCTTGGTGGTATGACAATCCGTGTTGTGCTCTTTCTAAGAGGTTTCCAACCCTTATTCATGTAATCGAAAAGATCTCGCCCTCTTTTTGAAAGTTGAGACCTATCGATTTTACCTTGACTCGCTAACGAAAGCCCCAAAAACAACCCGCGCATTCTTTCTGTTACCGCGATCGTCTTTCCATCGTGAATTGTGCGAGCAACGTTATAAAATTCGTTTGATCGTAACACGCCAACAAAAACAGCGCTTTTAAACGGTGTATCACCTGACATTGCTTTTGACGTTATCGCTTTAAAAAGTTGAGCGCCAGTCTCGACACCTACCAAAGGTTTGTTATCTCGTTTAATCGCTTCGGTTAATGGCGCATTTGCTAAAAATTTTCCCTCTTGAATCAATTGTCTAATTTTCTTTTCTAAAATTTTTCCGTTTAAAAGGGTCGCACGCATCATATGTTTTTTGATAATTTTTCTAGATCTTCTGCCAAACGCCCTTTCAAACTTTTTCCAATCTTTTGTTTTTTTAAAAAACCACCCCATTAAAGATCAAATCCGCCCGCCGCCGGTTGTCGATCGTTAAAAAACGCTTTAACCATTGTCGCCCCGCCTTGATCGGAATAATGACCTATTGGTGCCAAATTAACGACATAGACTAAACCAGTTATATTCCCGATTTTTGTAAACCGACTATTGAATTTTAACGTTACGCTTCTTGCTGTTAAATCGAGATAACGAAACAACACATAACCGGTTGCCTTGACTTTGCGCCCGCCCGCGTCAATTTCCATTTCTTCGGCATACCATTTGACTTGTCCAGGCACACCTAATGTCGTGGTTGTTGTCGTTTGTTGAACTGCCTCTCTATGTTTGTCGTCTTGAATTGTGTTTGCTAAATCAAGTGAAACAACGTCAATTGGAACCGGGTGTTGTAAATTTGGAATTACCATTTTTCACCCTCTATTTGTGGCTAAAATTCGCCGGTGTTGCGATTCCAATTGGAGCCTTAAACAATTTGATAATCATTAAAATTTCCGGATCATTGGTGATACCCCTAAAACCGGCCGCTACAGGCTTTGTGTCGCCTCCTGGCGCAGTGTATTTCATTCTATGGCCATCAGTCCATTCTTCCAAAAGGTTGCCTAGAATTGGCGGTGTAGCGCTTCCGCCGCCAACTTCACCCGGTGGTACATAAATCGGTGCTGTCAATTTTTCGATGACCAATTTTGTTAAAGCTCGTTTGATTAATTTTGGCGTTGAACTGTCCGCCTCGACATAACCAAACGTTCCTTTTACGATTTGGTTTTTACGTCCTTTCTTGAAAATCAATCGCCCGCCCATCGGCGCTGTAAAAATATCCCGCCGATCGCGATTGTTCACAAGTTTGATTCTTGGATTTTGTCGATCCTGAAACATGTTCCGATCACTATAAACTTTGTAATATTCGACTTCGAGATCAACCCCGCGTTCATTGATTTGGAGATATTCAATCGTAATAATCGGAACACCAAAATGAATTGCGTCTGAATCAGTCCCATCAAACTCGATTATCATTGTTCGAGGGTTGAACCATTGACGACAAGCCCGATCGAGAAAACTTTGCCAAATCTCGATATAAGACAAAATTTGTGCATCTGAATAAGGTGGATCGGTTAACCCTTCGTTACGTATGTCTAAGATCGAACAATATGTATCAGTAGAACCGCCCGCCGATTCAACCAAAACCTCGAAGTCTTCGTGACCTGCCTGATATGCTGCGCCCGCTGAAATCTTCCAACGCCACTCAATCCGATGAGTCCCTACGCTCGCTGTAAGCTCTGGGGTGTACCCTGTGCCCGCTCCATTGTCATAGGCATAGTAAGACCCTACTCCGAATTTTCCGGGCGCGTTGGTGACATCCTCGTAACCCGCAACGGGAAACACTTGTGTGCCTGGCAAACCACCTACAATGTCGAAAATTCGAAAACCAATTTCAAACGCGTCTGTGTTAACGCCGCTCACTAGAATGAACCAATTTATTTTCGACGGTTGATTTTCTTCTCCCCTAGCAAGACCGGCCATAATTTACCTTCTACTTTCTTTCTAAATACAACAATACGGTTGACTTTATCCCCACAAAGTCTTTTTCAACACCTTTGTAACAACAACACTGGTTTTAACCGGGCGATATTGTGTAAATTGTTCAACTTCGATCGGCGATGAAAACGAAAAAGCCCCGGCTTTATCACGTGTAAACGTAACACCATAGAGCTTTGATCCTTCACCGCTTTTTGAAACGGTAAAAACAGCGCTATCGGAGTAAACTTCGCGCATATAGATCCACGAATCTTTTTTTGGTAAATTCAGATTCTGAAAAAGATAATCTTGACCAGCTCTGTTTATTTTCCTGGTATAATCAGAAACTGATTCGCTACCCATCAAATTTATAGTCGCTTTGTGAACAATTGCGTTTTCCATTTTTTTTACACCTTTCCGTTTTGAAGCCGGTTCAACGGCCGTTTTAAATTTGTTTTTTTTCAACCATTTTTTCGCTTCTTCGACGGTCCATTTGTTCGATTTAAAGCGAATTGATTGTATTTTTGACTTTCCGCTTTTGATCCCATAAATCGTAAAAACTCCACTTGGGAATCCTTTTGGTTGACCCCTTCGAAAAGAATCGTATTGTTTTGGATCGGTTTGTCTTGCTGCGTGTTCGTTTGGAAAAGGCATACCTTCACCTCATGGTAAAACGCCGCTTGGATCAAATGGAGTCCCAACAACATTTTGCAACGAAATACCTTCACTATCCAAATCTAGGTAAAACGCTTGTAAAACATCACCAACCCAAGGCGGATTTGTAAACTCGATAGATTGATCACTTGTTTCCGCCCAACCATAATTATCGTCACTTGGTTCATAAACTTGCCCATTAATCATAGCTTTGATAGAACCCGCAACAAACCTTGTTGGTGTAGAAAACCCTTTGTTGGCACTGTCAACCGTACCAATCAAAGGAACAAGTTTTGAATTATATAAAGCCAACAGATCACCTTTTTCGTTTTTTCTTTTTTTCTTTGGCCGCCGCTTCCTGAATTTTTACAAGCGACTTTAACGAAGTTTTTATTTCTTCTAAATCAGCCTTTTGTTGTCGTTGAACAGTGCCCTGGGTTTTTATCTGGTTTAAATCGTGTTTAAAAGAAACATAATTTCTTTTTTGTTCTTTTAGATCTTCTTTTGTTCTTTCAGTATCGGCTTGAACATTTGCAAAAGCGACAATTGCGGAAATGACAACTATTAAAATAGTACCAATCACCCCAATAAACAAATTACGAAAAAATTTCCACGAGCCAAGATCGCGTTGCATGCCCGGCATTTGCTCTAAAGCTTTCAATTGGTCCTCCTTTTTACACTTATGAACCTTGGCCTCATTGACAGCGGCCCATAAGTCCACAATTGATCTATCGATCGGTTCACACTTGGCTTTAACCCAATCAACAGAAGCCTTGTCTTTTCTAAGATCGCGAAACTCATGATCTATCTTTTTGTAGTTGTAGTCATTGTCAGACAATTTTTTACCACGTTTCTATCCCGCTTAATTGCCCCCCGCTTGAAAAATCAACCCACAACCGGCCAAATTGGGTAGACCTTAACCATACGTCTGTATCCGGGTTATCTACCTGAACGGACGGGTTTAACCAACTGCAATTTCCAAGGCCCGAAATAGACGGCCGATTCCACCATTTTGAATAAGGTTCTAAACCGGCGCCGTAAAGACTGTGACTAGTCCCGAAAGCTTCGAGCGAAAACATATAGGCCGCAACAAACCCAAAATTGAACAAATCCTGACCACTTACATGGTTGTCGTCAATGATGCCACAAGCCGCGACTCTTGGACCGTTGGCCGCCCTATGCTCGATCGCCTTTACGCCCCTTATGGCCCAATCTGAAGCGCTCTGGTAGCCTCCTGTACCTGTATAAGCGTCTGTGTTAATCGGCGCCGATTCTAACAAGTAATAATCGAGATGGGTCAAGCTTGAATCGAGTTCACTCGGGTTAAAAGTGACATTTGGGTAAGTAGGATCTTCGGCCAACCCATAAACGTTGTCTTGATTCCAACAATTAGCTATTACGTTCAAACCTTCACCGTGAACGTAATTGACCCGAGCATTAAAACCGGCCCTATCGATTCCAAAATCGTAACCAGCGCGATCCATAAAAATACCAGTTGCGCCCAAATCCACCCAATCATCAACATCATTTTCGAAATTCTCTTGTGTTTTCGTTGTATCAACATAACCGAAAATTTGTGTTGCTGGGTTGAGTTGTTTAATTCTCGCAACAATAATTTGAGCGTTTGCATAATCGGGATGAAGTGGACCTGCAACAGCATTGCCAAAAACTAAAATGTTATATTTTGAGAATTCTTTTGCAACTTTTTGGTTATCCCAGCCGTTATTTGTGTTAGTATCTGAATTGAACGCGTTCAAATAGCCGTAATAGATAAGCATACTTTCCGGTTTGCTATAACGCGCTTCGGTGATTTGTTGTTGGTGCCAACCAAGTTTTCCATGAATGTCAATCAAGTTTTGTACCGACCCACTGGCCCCGAGCAAAGGGGCAAAGCCCGGCTCGTACAACGGGCTATCAGAATCGTTGTGGAGCTCTTTGCGGTTGGCCATTATTTGCATGAGATCGAATGGCCCAACGAGTCCGGTATGCGGGTCCGTGACAATCGCATTAGCGTTCACAAAATCGGTAATCTCTGAACTCTTCAAGACTATCTTCTCACCCTTAGCATACTTAACCGCGTCAGTATCCCAGTACACAATCCAATTTTTCAAATCCCACGGAATAATCTGTGGAGTCTCAACCACTTCGACCAACTCAGGATCCCAATCATTGATCCCGGCATTGGTGTAGCCGCCTGCAATAACCTGCTTTAAATTGGTAACACTTTTTAGAACCAAAATTTGATACGGTATTTTGACCATCTCATCACCTCTTATGCATCATTTCGCTTTTGAATTGCGTGGTAGTAATCCACGTCAAGAGACTTCGACGATGTCGTTTTTGCTTGACACCTAATATAACCAAACCCGTATTGTGTTGTTGGCAGTCGGCTCAAATTGGTAATCGAGGCAACCAAAGATCCGTCTAAATAACAATAAACCCCAGACGCATACACACAACGGATCTCAACATCGTGCCAAACCGTATCCAATGCGATGCTTGTACTGACCGAATCATTTGTCCCCGCCGATATGCTCGTCTGCAAATGGAAATTTGCATTAGCTGAATCGGCCGTAAATCGAATAAAAATATCTGTTCCGAAGAGCACACCACAATGAGCCAATATCGATGATGTGCTCGAACACTTAATCCGAAACTTCATAACGAGATTCCGCCGCATACTGAAATTGCGCCCCTCGTCACTCAATCCGGTGTTATAGAAATCCATCTCCGAATACCGTCCGCTCGATGGACCCGCCGTTAAATACACAACGCCATTTTCCCCCGTAGGTGTGCGAATATTAATCGAACTACCAGTCCCGGATGAATACGGTGACCAAACATGATCGTTAAGCCGAGCACCGATGAAATCCTCTTTGAAAACAACCCATTTTTTCGGATCTGCTCCAAACGATGGCTGCCAACTCGGCAAACCGGAGACCAACGACAGAACCTCGCCAGCGTTACCAACTGCCAGCCTCTTTGTAGTCGTGTCCCTGATGATAATATCACCGTTTGTCGTCAATGGGTCTATAAAAAGTCCCGTATGTTCGCTCTCAGTCAGATGGTAGTATTCCCCGCCCTGACCACCCTGCAAACCACTCAAGTTATTATGATCTGATGTCACCGACCCCGCCGATGAAAACTCGGATACTCGCCAATCAACATAATCAACACCGCTCTCAACTTCCCTGGTTCTGGTCTGTACATCATTACCATATGAATCGCTCGTCTGTATGAGAACCGTAGCAATTGGCTTGAACTCCACAAACGGCATCCCAGACGTAACCAGCGTATCAATTTCTACTCGTGCTCCCGCTTGCGCTCCTATCTTAGTTGAGTACTCCTCTTGTCCCATAATTACTATATAGGGGTATGTTATATCGTTAACCGCAAACACATGAAGACATGCAAATTTAGTATTTGTTATCTCAGTTTTCTGCCATGTACTACCAGTCCACTCATTGTACGCCGCCCGGCCCGTCCCAGCCGTAATAATACTAAAACCAGAATTGAAATCACGTCTCCAATATCCTGACGCCCCGGACTTGTAGTACACCGGAAGCCCCGTTGTCGATGTCACAGCCGCCAATGTGATTACAAGGTCCTCATCGGCTATTATCCCGGCATCAACACCAAACTGTGCGTGTGTATTTGAACTACCGTTGCCCTCTGTTACAAGCGAATTCAACGCTGCCCCTGACCGATACTGTGTACCCATTATGGCATGCAAAAAATAATGCGTCTCGCCATCCATCACACAGCCGTGTCGCTCCTCACCAAAAAGAATCTGTTCATCGTTGTCTGCATCCCAATAAAGAATCGTACAAAGCGCCTTGATCTTGTAGATAATTTCAATCTGCGAATCTGTAGGATTCGCTACCGCCGTCAACGTCGCACCGTCGAAATAGATGAAGTGTATCCCCTCCGTGTCGTCTATAACAACATTCTGCGCTGTTGTTTTAGTGTATTTCGTCCCGGACTCGTAATACGAAAAACTAGATACTGCCGGTTGTATCGTGAAAGTTCGTGTTCCATTCACAAATGAAATGGTGCTATCGCTATTATCAATATGCCCCGTTGGCTCATTAGTATCAGTAACAAAACTCACCCCTGCATCTGTTAAATCGATAATCTCTGTTGATGATTGGAGATAATAATGCCCGTTGGTGGATAAAACGTACAAATTGTAGTCACCGGTCGGTGGTGAAGATGGATGAGCACCCACTATAGACATATTATGCAGAAATGTCATTAAATCAACACCCTATACCCGGCTAAATCCAAAATAAGGCTTCCTCCGCCTGTATCATACTCAATCGTTTGGTCATCTATTCCAAGCTCAACAGTATTTTCATTTCCTGCAAAAACAAATGAAACTCCTCCGGTCAAACTACTCATACCATTTGGACGAACATAACCCAAACTAGATGTCGAATGTTGCATGTGTAAATTAACCGAAACAGCATTAATCGGTACCAAAGTACTACAATCGACATCAGTCCAACTAGTTGCAGTTCCACCATTTAAAAGGCGTAATACCGTTTGTCTCGGTTCATTGTAATGCACAAACCGAACGCAGCCATCACCGAACATTTTGAAGTCAAGAAGATTGCTCGATGAATCATTGAAGGTATATCCGACAAGCCTCTTCTTGTCGTAGTTGCCCGGCATTGTTGGGGAGGTAGCGCTCTCACTCAGCATGGCTGCATAGGTCTCACCCGTTGTATCGTAGATGAGCCACAAGTAATATCCGGTAGAACTACTTTCCGAACCCGTATCGAGCCCACCGGCCCCAGATGCTGTAATCACAGCGTCTCGATTACTACCTAAGACCATATTGAAAGTATCATCATCACTGCGACACTTCCCTGGTACGATTCTCAGCGTTGTGTCCGATATCCACGTGGCCAGCAGCCCCACAACACAGTCCATAGAAAACGCACTCTCGGCGGCTGCATCCTCCCACGAAGGTAATCCACTCGCAAGCGTCAATATCTGGTCATCTGACCCTTTAGCCAGCCGTTTCGTAATTGTATCCCGAATGAGAATATCACCATCGGTAGTCAAAGGATCGGCATAATCGGATTTCCCGTCAAACGCCGACCAATCAGCCTGACTCAACAACCCATCCTGAGACCCAGAAGCGTTCTGTGTGGCCTTGGCGTGTTGTGCTGTCGTCATATGCTGACGTTCGCTCGCTCCACCTCCTTGAATGTTTGAAAGATCATTGTGGGCTAACCCAACTGCGGTCGTTAAATCGAAAGTGCCAAAAGTGTTTTTGACATACAGGTGCCCGTTAGTGCTTAATGTATATATGAGATCCACACCTGTAGCGGGCGTTACTGGGTGACTTGTTAATCGACTCAAATATTTATGGTGTGTCAAAATTACACCTCATCATTTTCTACATTCACGAAATCTCGATAAACATCCGTAACGATATGCCTATCTGTGCCGTAGGTGCTCGGAATGTTCCCACTCCGCACCTTCCCTTGGCCATTCGTCACAATATCGCTAAAACGCCACCTTCCTCGATGACTAAAGTGCCACCTTCCTCAATCGTTATATCGGATACAGTATGAGTAAAATTAGCTGGAACTGTTCTCGTTTGTCCGGATTCCACCAAATGCCACCCCATCAAGTCAGAAATTCGCTGAGCACCCATCTCAACATCCTTAACGCGCAAATGATCTCCAACGCGATCGATCCCGTATTCAGCACCATCCCCAACCTCAAAGTTGTCTTTTAACGTACCTTTGAGATTGCCCGCTTTGTAATCACCCATTTAAAACACCTTCTTCAGTTTACGGTAACGCGTATTCGATCAACGCCCGCGCCGTCCCTTGTGTTGGTGTACCTCCGACTGTTACTGTTATGTCAACATCGGTTGCAGCACCATACAGGTACATGTTTTCTGTGACATATAACCCAACAACTTCCAAATCGTTTTCGGTTTCTTCCATATGGCGATCGTCGTCCGAAGTATCGCCGATTTTTGCAACTGGCGTTGTTCCATCGAAAGTTTGTGTCACATTGAGTTTTGTTTTTGTCAACGTACAACCGTTGGGAACGTTTTTGATCAAATTGACGCCCGTATCTTGATAGTCAAACGCCAAAGCCGCCGCTTTAATAATTTCAGAAGACGACGGTGCCGGTCCCAGATCGATCCATACTGAACCATCATCATCCCACATGTACAAGTGATCGGCTTCATACTCGTCTGTACCGCCCGTCAATGCGTCTGTTACACTGATACGCATACCTTCAACAGGAACGATTTCAACCCATGCTGCGCCCGTGTCACGGTACAGATATTTGAGAGTGAACGCGCCGCCCGTTGTGGTACAAATGAAGATCCGCCCCAAGGTCGTGGGTGAAGGTGGAGAACCGCCATCAATTTGTCCGGTAACGATGACATCCGCCCGCGTTTCCAAATAATATTTGGTGACAAAGTCGTTATCACCAATTGGGTGTGCGCCACGAGCAATAACAAAGTCATCATCGGCAGTATTTCTGTGTTCGAAAATACCCGAGTTGTTTTTTAGTTTCGGTCCGACTTTACCATATTGGACTATTGATCCAACGCCGATTAGACCATAATTCTTTGATGTCATTTTCTATTACCTCCGTTTTTACGCCGCAAGCTTTATGGTCACGGCACGATACCTTAGTTTTGGGTGTTCCCCAACGCCGTTTGTTGTTACGGTTAATCGAATATCGTTTCCGACTATCGATGCGTTGAAAGTTACACCTGTGATTTCTGGCGGTATGTACGAATAGTGATTATCTAAATCAACATTTGTGCCATTGTGATTAAAAACGAAACATCCGGTTAAAGCTTTATCACCAATCGGTAGTTCAAAAGAATAATTCCAGATTATTTTTCGGAAAACTGTTTTGTCGCCAACAACAATTATTTCAATGTTGTTGTCTTGTAAATCGACTTGTATTTCCGGGCTTGCCGATTGGAATAATGAAAATAACGAAGCATCGCCGCCAAAAACAGAAGTTGGATCGTCAAACCAGTTGCCCGATTGATTCCCATGGATGATCCGTTTAAACTGTGACAATAGCGCTTCGGCAAATTCTGCCAAATCTACAGAATTGTTTTCTGAATTTGCAATTTGCGCAGCGCTTTTTTGATCGTCAAAGCTATCCGGCTTTGCTATCTGTTTTAACCTTTGTAAACTAGTTGCCAAAATTAACCTTTATCAACTGGATTATATCTCAGAGCGCCAGTTTTTGCCACTGTAACCCGTAAAGCCGGTTGATTATTGTGCGCCATTAAATCGATTTTAAACCCATCGACAAAAACAGTTACCCGCTCACCCCCTTTGTTCCCCGCATTTTGATCTGGTTTAACAACAGTTGGAGCAAAATGAATTCGTCTACAATCTTTTGGCCTTGAAATTGAATATTGAACACCGGTCGAACACTTGTGATTACTAAACGAATTACCACAACTATTACAGACCAAATTTGACCGTTTACAAATCGGGCAACGAGCTTGCCCACCACATTCTCTAAGAAGAGAAATACCAGTTACTGTATTTTGATAAAATTGACTTTCGAACTGTTTCAACAGCTCTTTTGCACCGTGATCTTTTTTTGGGTCGACAATCACGGTTCTACCATCTTTGGTGTGAATCTTAAACACGGCACCCCATTGGGAAACACCAAGCAAGGTTTTTGCCGCTTGGTTGAATTAACTTTTCTTCTTCGCCTTTTTCGGCTCTTGTGCTTTTGGCGTTGTTGGCGTTGTTGGTGTTGGCCATTTCGCTTTTTTCGGCTCTTTCACCTCGCCTTGAAATATGAATTTTCTGTTTTGAGATATGTCTTTTTGCAGAAAATCATACTCGTCATCAGTCAAAATCACAACCGTCCCCGGACGAAAATGTAGGGCACCGTCTTTTGTTCTTTCGAACTTTACCGGATCTTTTTTATCCTTAACTTTTTTCGTCTTCGGGAATTCGATTTGAAAAGGCGAAACTTGACGCGTTGTCACTTGTTTCATTTTTTTAATCCTCGAAGTCTTGAGCGGCTAAAATCGCTTCGACCAATTCGGGTTTCTTTTCCCTACCGGTCAAAAGAACTTGGTGTTTTTCAGCCATGGTAACCAACTTGGTTTTTTTCTTCGCAAACAACTCTTCTTCGGTGAAGATTCGCTTTTTCGTTTTCTTCGCGGTCTTTTCCTTCTTGTCCCCTTCCAACATTGTGACCGTGAATCCGTAGGTTGATCTGTAGTAATTGATTTCGTGATCGGTTGTGAGGGTTTGCGATTCGCCTCGTTTAAATGTCCTGTTTTTAACAGTGTGGGTTCTCGGCCCTCTTGTTAATACACATTTTGCCCTTGGCATTTTTTCGCCTTTCTTGCGCCGCCCTTGTAATCAATCAGCGGCTTGTTTTCTCTGTTTATCTATCCTTCTGTTAAAGCTTGGCAATGGCGCCGGTTACTTAAACGCCCGTGCCAATGTTGTACACCTTCACGATCGCGTCGACTTCTTCGATTTGGACCGCTACTTTCGCCGTGATCGCGTATTGATCGACCGTTTTGTAGATGTCGCGGTCTTTCTCGATCCGAACATCACGCCCGATCCCGACAATGAAGTTGTTCATGTGGGTGAGCATTATTTGCGGGCTCGCCCCGTAGGTCACCTTGACCGTGTCCCCGTCGCCGATAGAACCCCCACCGTCACGCGCAATCGTCCCGGCCGCCGCATCTAGGGTGTAATCAGTTCCCGAGATGAAAGGCGTTGTGGGGGTATCGTCGAGTGTTTCAGGCAACACAACAACATCAACGATGTTCTTGTATTTCAGCGCCACAACCGTTGTGCCCGGCAATGCGACATGTTCGACCTGTTTTGGTTGGAAATCCCACAACGGAACTTCGACGATCGGCACACCGAAAGGTGTGATAATCATTCCAGCCATTGCATCGTCGCCGCCTTTGGTCGCACGGGTCGAAAGCTTTTCAGCGTAGAGTTGAGCCAGATCCGGGCTCATGAAGAAGCGTAGATTTTTTCTGTTTCTGCGGAACTTGGTCGGCATTGCTCGCAGCGCTTGCGAAAACACGCTTGCACCAATGTTCAAACCGAGTGCGTCAACGAGGTGTCCGCCGTCTGCGAGTTTTTGCCAACCGTTCTGCAACGCCAGATAAGAATCTTTGATGTACAACGTTGTTGAACCGCTGTCGACAATGTCACCTTCGAGCACTGCCGGACCGACCGTATCACCGATCAAATAGAGTTCTTCGAGATCGTTGGCCAGTTGGGTGGCGAATAAACGGATGATGGTATCCGTTACGTTGTCGCCTTCGATGTTCAACTCCCGGAAATTATCCGAGATCTCAATTGGCACCATCACCTCTGAAGGGGTCAAAGGAACTTGCGAAGTTGTGATCCCGCGTCGAACACCCGGATCCTTTGCTTCGACCTTTGGAACGGCCGCTCGTCTGCCGATTCCGATTTTGTCGATGTTTAGCGTTTCGTTGCGGAATCGCACGGTCCGCGCGTTTTGTTTCAAAACCGTTTCATCGATCACATAATCGATGAAACGATCGCTTTGCGCGGCGTTGAGTTTACCACCCGTTGCGAGATCATCAGCGGCGGTAATAGCTTTTTGCACTTCTTCGTGCACTAATTCCTCATTTACGATATTGCCCATTTTGTGTTTTCTCCTATTACGTTAAAAGGTGTCTAGGACGATTCTTTTACAGAACGTTGTCCCAAAGATCTTTATCCGCCTTTTTTGTTGTTACAGTGCCGCTTTCGCCAAGGCTTTTCGATCCTTGACGGGTGTTTTCGATCTGTTCGATTCGACCAGTTAGCGTTTTCAGCGCCGTCGATATGGTTTCGAAGCTTTTTGTGATCGTGCTTAGACCGCTTGCGCCGAAACTTGCGTTTTTCGGAACCTTGGTTTTCGGTGATTTGGAATGAGGGATTCCTTCCATTTCACCGATCATCTTGGCCAACTGTTCTTGCAACGCTTTTAACGCCGCAAGCCGTTTCGGGGTCAACACCTTGGCTTTAGTAACCGCCGCCGCAAGATTCCCCATGAAATCGTTGTCCCCTTCGGTTTCGGTTTCGGCGCCTTCGGTTTCGGTTTTGGTTTCGGTCTTTTGAACCGTCGCCGAACCACAAGCACAAACTTTTTCGTACTTTTTGAGCGCGGTTTTGAGCGCTTCGCCTTTAACGCCGGTTGCCTTCAACGCGTTGGCAAAGATCGTTGCCGGTGTTTCTTTTTTGGCGGCCTTTTCCGCCTCTGTTTCGGTTTCGGTTTTGCCGCCTTCTTCGTCTTCGACTTGAGCGGCTAACCCCGCAATCGATTTCGAAATAGTGTCGAGGTTTTCAAGCGCCTGCTCCATGGCCGAGTCATCATCGTTCTTGGCCACTTCGACAGGAACCACTTCGACATTAGCAGCCTCTTCTGTAGATTTCGCTACTTGATCGGCCATTGGTTCCACTCCTTTTTGTGTTGCGCTGTTTCCAACGCATTTGATTACAGCAAATTCTTTTTGATTTGCTGGCCTATCTACCACTGAAATTTCGTTAACTTCCAAATCGGTGTATTCATGTTCAACACCAACACTTTCCGCCTTTTCTAAAGCCACTTCTTCGGTCATTTTATGCAGCCTCTTTTTTGAGTTTTTTGATTTTGGCTTTTCCGCCGATTGAAAAACCGGTGATTTCGCCCTTTTTAATCCTGTCCCAAATTTTCTTGCTTAGAATTTTTAGGATTACAACCCATGATCCTTTTTTGATCGTTTTATCACCTAACGCAAAATCGATCGGCGCAATATATGATTCGCAAAGTTCAAACGGTTTTTTGAAATCTTTATGTTGGACACCAAGTTTGGTTGTTATATTGAAGCCAGCTAAAAAGCCATGTGCCGCTTTTCGGATTACTTCATCACTAATAGTCGTTTTTTGCGTGTCAAAAACATTCGGCTCTAAAACAACGCCGGTAACTTTTTGTTCTTCTTTTGCTAACTTTACAAGTTTGACATATGCCTTAATTACTGAAACCGCTTCTTCTGTATTTTTGGCGATTGCAACCGGCTCTTTCGGTTCATCACTTTCAACCGGAATGATCTGTTTTTCAGCTTTTAATTGTTCGTATTTTTGTGCTGTCATCGCTCTACGTGGCATGTTTCAACCTCGAAAAATACACTCTAATTTAGATATTAGTATAAAAGTTGTGAGAAATGAAAAGAAGCCTGTAAAATAGATCTATTCTGCTACTTGTAAATTGTATCTAAAATGGTATCTATCTTCTTAACATCTTTAGACTTTAAGTGTTTTTTGGGGTTGTTTTCTAGGTCATTCCAAAGGGTTTTTGTCTTCTTTTTGGTTAAAAGTTTGGGCTTATCGATTACCAATTTCGCCCGTAAAAGTGTTAATCTTGCGGCTTTTTTAGAAATGCCCTCTTGTTCTAAGATTTCGGCAATTCTTTTCAAACCGATTTTCTTCAATTTTTTTACATCGGTTGCGCTCAAATCTTTCAATTTATCCGAAGTTGGGTAGTAATATTTTTTTGGAGTTACCGATTTAAAACCACCGTCGTTATTCACAACAGCTATACCAGCGCCAGTTTTTAAGATATTCCCTTTTCTTCTTTGGCTGTTACCAGAAACAAAATCTAGTAAACGAATTCTTTGTTTCTGGGCGTCTGTAATTTTATCGGTAACCTTCCAACGTTTTTCAAAATGTTGAAGTGTACCAACACCAGATCCCAAGCCGGGATCCCTGGCTATTGTTGGCGGGACAATTGTTTTTCCACCCAATTCTCGATCTAAACGATAAAACGAAGATTCGGCTTTTTCAGTTCCCGCTGTTTTCCAAAGAGCAGTTATTGCTTTTTTGCCCCCCGGTTGTATCGATTGCATTTCTAAAAACGCAAACTTTTCACCTTCAACATGGGTAAAAGATGTTTTGCGAATTATCGAAGTTCGCAATAGTTGGCCGATCCGATCTCTCAATGTTGCGATTCTCGCTTTTGGTGGTTTAAGCTCAAGGGGTCTAGAAGGCTTCCTAGCGGTCGGTGGTGTTAACGGTACTAGATTACTGTATGACATCGAGTCGATCGCTATATCGACCGTACAACGGCATTTAAAGTGAAATGGCGGCAAAGCTTGCCCGGCTTCGGACAAAGCCTTTGCATCTTTGACGCCCGCCGCACCCCCAACAAAACCTGGCTTTGGTGAAATTTTTTGAATTTCACCCAACGAAAGCCAAGGGTGAACCGCTTTAACACCGGCTTTCGACTTTGCCGAAAGTTCCGCGTGCATAGCGTCAACACCTTGTTTTGTAGTGAAGCGTTTATCGTTTAAGTGAGCACAACGTTTACAGGTGCGCTTATCGACCGGGTTACTGATTGTATAAGTCTTGATACCTATCTCAGCAAAAGAACGCATTTGACCGTGAACACGGCCCACAGTGAAAGCGTTTGCTGTCAACCCGCTGAAATATTGTTTTGGAGTCCCCACAAAACCGCTTGGTAAACGAACATGGGCAAAATTTTCACTGATTTTCTGCCCCATCCGGCGCCCGGCAATTGTAGCGCCTTCACCCCACCTTGCCATCACATCTTTGGTTGTTGCCGCTATTTGTTGGGAAACGCCTTTTTTGTAAAAATCGCCGATCCAAAAAACTTGGTGATTAGTGAGCGCCTTTAAATTTTCTCGATCGATAATGTCAAAGGATGGTAATAACTCAACCGGCGCCTTTGCTTTTGTAACGGGTGTTTCTTTTGGCAATCCGTAACGAAGCGAACCTTTGATCTGCCTTGTTGCTTTTTTGTAACCGACTTCACGCCCCAAACGATAGGCAAGCGAAAACTCGGATATAAATACTGGTAAAACATCTGTTTTCCATTGCTCCATTATTGCGTCAATTGCCGCCGCAATTTTTTCAGGTTTCTCTAATTTTTTGGCAAGTTGAATAGCTTTTTCAGTGGCTTCTTTGGCTCTTTTCTGCCAAGCGCTCTGCATAAAAGAACGGGTTCGTTTTTCACCGCGCCCAATTTGGGTGACTTCTGAAATTTTCGCGACCTTGGCAATAACAGAATCGACTTTTACCAAGCGCGTATATGTTTGAAGCGCCGTCAATTTATTCGTTGTCTTCGTCTTCTTCGTCGTGATCGTGATCTTCATCTAAATCAGCGGACCACTGTTTTTCAATTTCAGATTGAAGAGATGTTAAATGCTCAATTAACGGATCCTTCGGGCCCAAAACCTTTTTTAAAAGCGTTATCAAAACGTCACCGTCAACCGTACCGTCGCTTTTGATCGCGGTTACTTGTTGCCCGGGTTCGGTCGGATCGGCTTTGTTTTTTACAGCTTCGGCCATTAACAAAGAAAACGGCATATGTTGATCGAATTTTTCCGTGAAAGGTGGTAAATCTTGGCCCAAAATACCTTCTAATATAAACCGTGCAATAAACGGGGTCATACCGCCCGTCTTTTCTGAAGTAGCAAGCATTTTAACAAGCTGTTCATTATCGGTTGTGTTTGGTGAATTTGACTTGTATTTGTGATAAAGGATCCCCAACACTGGAAAAATCAGCCGGTTCATCAACGTGTCAAATTCGTCGCGCTCGGGCGCAAAAATCTGTTCATCTGCTAGCCGTCTACTTGTATCCGCTGTTGCTTTGTTATAATCCGCAGTATGACCAACCAAAATTGGAGGTAAACGGAAAGAGCGCCGAACATTATCTTTGCTATTTTTCGAATAAGTTTGAAACAACGCGTCTGTATGTTGATCTTCAGTTAACGGTTTGATTTCGAGTTTTATTTGATTCCCGTCTTCACCTTCTAAATCACCCTCAGCTTCGACGATCAAAAATTTGCTGTAGTTATCAGATCCTTGAACTTGGCTTTCAACAAAACTTTCGATTCTTTCAACTGAACCTTGCGTCAATTGTCCATTTGAGCATAAAATAACCATCGAAGGTATATTGTTGTTTTTGAAAGTGACATAGTTGATTTCTTCGGCCGCTCGATCTCCAAAAATTGAAAGCAAATTTCCAATGTAACGCGGTAAACCATACGGACTTCTGGCCGAGTATAAATCAACATGGATCATTTCGTTTGCTTGTTTTTCCCACGGAATTGTTTCGTCCACTTCGCTTTGTGGATGACCGGTTTCAGCCTCGTAAACCCTTTCATCACCAAATTCTTTAAACCATCGAATCCGATCGCCCGGTATAATGTCTAAATTCTGGCGCCTTGATAATCTCGATTGAACATATGTTCTAAACCTTCTCCATTCTGTCAACTTCACAATTTCAACAGAACCATCTAATTGCAATTGATAAGCTGGCCTTATAGTTTTTACTAAATCTTTATCTTGTCTACCAAGTCGAACTTGATAAGCCGGTATATGTACAAAACTCTGTATGTCGCCAGAAGCGCCGCGCACAACTTCAAAAAAACAATTTCCAGTCGATTCAAGATCTTTTCTCCGCCTTCGTCTAAAATTGACAAAAGACTCAAACGTGCAATTTGCAAAAAAGTTTTCAAGACGAACGCGCTCTTTTTTCATTTCTTCTTTGAGTGAATCGGGTAATTTAACATCAAGATTGTTTTTCGTTCTGGGAATAAACCTGTGGCCAAAACTTTCAATATTGATCTCCATTGCCTCAATACATTGAGACAATTCGCCACTATGTTCAAGCAACAAGGTTAAACTAAGCGCGTCAAAAGGCATTTCCAGAATTCTGCCACTTTCGCCCAATTGATAAAGTGGATCATCGTCTGCTTTTTTCGATTTACCATCTTTAACATCATTGGTCGACTTTCTCACTTCGACAACACGAGCTCTAATTGCTCTTAATGCGCTTTTGTTTACTTCGTTACTATCAACCGTTCGATCGCTTGTTTCTTCTGTCTTCTTTGTTGTATTCTTTTCCATTTTTTCACCTTAAATTAAACTCGGTTCTTTGGGTCTGCGTCTTTTCTTTTTGGTGTTTGCCGCTTTAAATGCAAGATCTAATGCATCAAAAAAATCTCTTGAACCCTTTGCATCTGGGAAAAGCACAAGTCTTTCAACTGCAATGTGTGATTTCCCAGTTTTCTTGAAAAATACGCGTTTATCGTCGAAATCGGCCGATCGTTTCCAAGCCCGTGTTATTTTGTCTTTCGTTTGTTTTTTCGGTTTTATCCTAAGTGTTTTATCTTCGTCTTTTAAATTTTGGTATTGCGCATCTTGATAGGCATTTGTTTCAATAAGTGTTTTTATTGGATCCCATTTTTTATAATACTTTCTGATTTTTTTCGTTTGAACGCTAAATCTGATTTTACCTTCATAGAAATCCAAGATATAATAGTTATAGTTTGTATCAATACCAATAACCACAATTACAAAATTATCATGTTCTTCTTTTTCGCCAATCGCCAAATCAATACCCATATAAATTTGTAATTCTTTCGGTATTTCTTCGTCTTCGATTACTTGACAATCATCATATTGAAAAACCTTGCCTTTCATCGCTTCGGTATCGCAAAGGTATTGCGCCCCGAAAATTATCAAACCGGATTTTTTAAGCTTTTCTAAAAACCACTCCGGTGGGTGTTTTTCTGGCCACGGACTTTGGCCTTTTTCGTTTAAAGCTTTAATAATTTGGTGATGGTTTTTAAGCTCGTTTGCTATAAGATGACCATAAAGATCATCATAGTGAAAACGTGTCCCTTGTTTATGGTGTTCGCCTCTATGAGGGACTGAAGGATCGGGCGCCTCTAAAGTTGGTTCTAATGTCTGATAATAAAACGTCTGTGTTTTTCTTCTCATATGATCGGTTCGTGAATTCGATTCGTCAACCAAGTCGTCGGAGATCAACACGTCATAATGTTTAGAAACAATTGTACCATCAACGCCAACACACGTTACAGAAGCTTCTTTTGTAAATTTAGTTCTAGGTAAAACTTCGATCTCTTTTTCATCCCATTTTGTTGTAAGTTTTTGGTCATAATACGGGCCAAAAACTTCAGTCAGTTTTTCATTTTGTGCAAAATGGGTTTTAATTTCTTTTAAAAACGCCATTGCGTTAGTGGTAGTTTTTGAAGCGATTAAGATTCTAAGATTTGAGTTTTTCAACAACAAGTGAATCGCTTTTGTAACGGTACACATCGTGCTTTTGCCGCTGCCTCTGTATACCAATTGTAAATTTTCGGGATGTAAAAACTGAAATTGTAACAAAGCAAGATGTAAAGGTTTTACTTCATATCCCAAAATCTCGGTTGCAAGTAAGTCAATCCGATCATTATCAACTATTTGTTTTTTCAACCAAGCGTTTTCAGTCGTGATCGATTGTTCATAAATCTCGATCAATTCCGATTTTTCAGCCCTCTTTAAACGCTTTTTTCCAACGACTGGTAAACTCTCGTCAGACCTACCTTGATCCAACGAAGTTGTGGAGTCTAATAACAACATTTTTTGTTAATAGGTGTTTGGTAAGAATTCAGATCCGCAAACGTAGATTTTCGCCGAACCGGCCGCAAGAACATTGACAGCTACCATCATGATCCGCCCGTGACAAGAGACCGTGAATTCATACGGAATACCAGCACCAATCCCCGCTTTAACGATCGCGGTATGTTCTTTTACAAACAAGCTTGCACCTGCCGACCACCAACGAACTTCAACAGTTGGGTTAGCTGTTGCGGTTGGCACAACTTGAATCAGCGCCGTTTGATAGTGGCTCGTGTGAATGCCCTTGTCGATTTTGTCAAAGACAGCATCAACCGCCGCAAGGCCCTCTCTGTACAAAACATAATTCGGCGTTTTGTCGATAGATATAGGCATTTCTCACCGCCTTTCGCGAACCGGTTTTTACTCGTATGCCACGTAACGGATCAACTCACCATCGACATTCAGATCAGTGTCTGCGCCGATTGTGAAGCCGTCTGACAACGGGGTGATACCGTCCGAAGTGACCAATGATATGGTCCCGGCCGTGACCGCTTTGAGCGCGCTATCATCGGCCATACCTTTGACCCATTTTCCGGTCGCAAGCCCGCCAATGTTGAGCAATTCAACAACCTTTGGTTTGAACGTTACCGTTCTCACGTTCAAATCCGCGCCTGTCCCTTTGATAGAACCTACCGCTACTCTTGATACTCCACTGCTCATTTTACACCTTCCTTTGTGTAATTGCCCTTGACAGTTGGACGCCCGAACAGTGACGCCAACCTGCAACCTTTTTGGCCACTGGGGCAGGTTGAAAAACAAATGACAATAAAATTCTATACGATTTTTTGTGAAAGATCTAGTTTTAGATGAAAAACAGATTATATCTCGTCTTTACGTGCCCCAAACCTTTGAGCCCAACGACGAATTTTTGCCGCATACCACGGCGTTGCGCTACCCCGCCAAAATAACCACGGCTCTTTTGACGGCCCGTTTTTAGATCGCGTCCAAAACGCCCGGTTTCGAAGTTCGCGCGCTGTTTCATTACATCCGTAAACCAATTCAATTTGTTTTTCATACGATTGTTCTTCGCTGTAAAAACGAGACAACATTTGACCAACACCAAGATCGAAACCAGTTCTATAAAAATATTTTCTCATTTTTGGGTGATTAACCGCCGTCAAAATCTCCTTTTCAGTATGAGAAATACACGCTTTCCGCTTTTTGATAATACCAAGTTCATAAGCTTTTTTTCTTGGATATAAACCAAGCGCACAACGATCAAAAAACGACTCATTTGCAACAAGCCCTAACATTCCCCACGGATTCAATTTAAAGCTTTCGTCACTAATGTTTTTTACACTTCTAAAAATTTGAACAACATATAAAAGAGCCAAGTTCTCAATTTCTTCGTCTGTCTCGTAAGCTTTTCCACATTCCCACCAAACACCATACCTCTTTTTCCACTTCGAAACACCGGCAACCGCGCGCCCAATTACTTTTATTTCATCCAAAGTGAATTCTGCTTTTTGGTTTTTTGCCTTCTGAGTTTTGTTAAAAGTTTCTTCAAAACAAACTTCTTCAAATAAACTTGAATTGGTTTCTTGTTCGGTGTCCAACCATTCAAACGAAAAATCAAAATCTTCTTCTACTTTTAAATTTGATTTGTAAGTAATTGGTTTTTCGTTTTCGCAACTTGGCAAAATCAAAAAACATAGAACCGCAATAAACGTTCTTAACATTTTGTCCACCTTCCCTTTTTGTGGTTTTAGTAACGTAACAACGAACGGGGCAAACCTTGACGAAAAGAATTGTAATAATCTGCAACTAGATTTTCAAATTTTTCATGATCAAGCCCACCCGGGTCCCATTTGTTCTTTGAACATTGGCGATGAGTGATCAACCCAACCCAATTTTTAGATTCTTTGATAACTCCAAGCGGGATATGGCCATACTTACCCCGAGGAAACACCGGAGCACGCCCATAAGCCCCCTCGAAGCCGCCTTTTCGTTGATGCCCTATGGCAACCCAACATCCCGCATAAAGGCGCGCCAAAGCGTCTGTGACACCTTCTGTAAAGGCAAACACCTTGCGGTATTTTGAATATACCAGTTGTTCGATAATTTCATGAGGCATGTTGTTTTTTTTGAGGTTGTTTTTTGGTGAATAATAGCCCGGATCGCCATTTTTGCCCTTCCAAGCGCAAGGGAAGTGGCACACCTCGATCCCGATCGAAGTTGGGTCCATTCCGCCCGCGTGTTTTGTGAGCCAATCACAATCAACAAATTGCCAAATAATCGGCCCCGCTTCGAGGCTTCCCACAGACCTTGCAAACTCGTCTAATCCAAAGTGGACCGATAGCCTACGTTGGTCCCATAAAACGCCGTACATAGTGCCTGGGTCGCGTCTGTCTTGGCCTGCGTGATGAATCAACAGCTGTTTGATGTTATCTACCCCGTTTGGTCGCGTTTTAATTCGCAGCGGCCGCTTATAACCGTCATAACCTTGTTTTTCATCCCAAGTAACAACCCGTGTCCCGATGTCATAGGCACAACGCCCAAAAATAAAAGCCATTGTTGGATCAAAAGAATCGCCCGACAGGTTGAAAGCCTCACACTTCATCTTGATCACCCTTTCGTTTTTTCTTCTTCTTTTTTTTCTTTTTTAACACAGCTTTGCGCTTTGGGTTTATCTCTTCTTCTTCGCCTTCTTTATCGTCTGATATTTCAACCGTAGGCCCATAATGCAAGTTTTTTGGAACCCTTAATTGGGCCATAGTTTCAGTTTTTCCCGTTGTATATTTCGCAAGTTTTCGATACTGTTTAACAATGGTTTCACGTAAATCGTCGGCTGTTAACTCGGCAATAACCAAACCGTGTAAAGATTCTTTCCGTTCAGGAACTTTTCGGATCACTCCACAAGCTTGACCTTTTTCCATAATACGATCGTGAATATCGGAGCGCAACCGAACCGCCGCAACAACCGCCGCAAGATTTCTCGAATTGCCGTCAAATTTTTCTATCAAGCTGTTTAAAGTGTGAACATTTTTCAATTGTTCAATCATGTATTCAACATATACATGTTCAACCGGTTTGCCTTGTAACTCGAAGGTTTTCATTTCGAGCAAACGACTTTGTAAAAACGAAAGCTCAGAAATATCGTAACCCATTTCATCTGAAATGTCTTCAATCGACTTGCCCTGAATGACCAATTCAAGAAAAGTCGAAACGGTCTCGATTGCCTCTTTCTTTTTCAGTTTCATTTTTTTGGTGGTATGGGGGTAGTATCCCAGCTTTTAGCGGTCATTATTTCCCCGGGTTTGAGAATTAACACCGCTTGAAGATCAGAATTTGGAAGGTAACAACTTTGAGTAACAACGCCGGTCCCTGCCGTGATAACAATACCATCTTCGGGATATACACCACCGGTAAAGGCAGAAAGCGAAAGACACTTCGAACCTTTCTCGCCCGCCAAAACACGCTTTAACGTTATTTTAATTTTGTGATGATCTTGCACCATTAGCAACAACCGATTTCTTCAAAACTTTTGATCATTAAGAAAGCTTTAGGCTCTATTTTCTTCAATATTTCCCAAGCTCCTTTTTTGTTTTTAGCTTTGATCTCGATTCTACCCCCGCCAACTTCGAGCGCAAAAATGGCTCGGAAAGTCATTAAATCAGTATCTTTTTCTTTTTCAGAACGCATTTCGCGCCTCCTTTCTACTACTAAAGATAACAGTTTTATTTCAAAAGTAAAGAAAAAACTGTTTTCGTAATTTAATTTAGTAGAAAAAACGTTACAAAAATGCAAAAAACGTACAACAATTTCAACACTTTACCAATTCAGATGATTAGAAATTGCTTCGAGACCAGAAATAAATGTCTAATGGGTCAAGATTTCACGTAAACGAGCTATTTTAAATTCATCGTTTGTAAGCTCATTATCAAGATAATCGAGCCATTCATCAACAGAATCTATCGCCTTCAACTCAACAACCGGGCCGATGGTTGCTTTGAAATTTTTGAACTTATAGCGCTTCAATTCAGTGTGAAAATTTGGTGGTTTTCCAAACTGTTTTTGAAGGTCTAATTTGCCGTTTATTTGATCGATTGTATAACGAGAAATCACAACGCGTATTCTACAGTCAATATGTTTTGTGAAAATTGAGCCTTTCAGACAATAGTACCAGATACCATTTTTCTTGTCGTATTCTCCAAGAATATATTTTGGTGGTAAAGTTGTTTCTACAATATCACCACCAAGCAATATTCTACGTGTTTTACTTTTCTTTTTTTTCACAGCGATCAAACCCAAACCAAAAACGATTCTGATTTTTTAACCACTTTGTATTTAGCGTTTAATTTGCTTTCCTGTTTTTCTCATCAACTACAAGGCCAAGATCGTTAAAACTGGAGCCGATGGTTGAGAAAATTATCGCAACTTCGTCCGATATTGACTGGAATTTATCGGCTAACAAAGTGAATCCGGTACAAAAAAAATCGCAAACTTGCAAGATTTCACCATCGGTTAATTCTCGCCCGGTTTTGTGTCTGATTCCATAATCGCGCAAACTTTCACGCAAACGCGCCAACATCATTTCTTTTGTATCGATTACCACGGTTTTACCTCCAACCTGATTCACAAGTTATAAAATTTTTTTATGCTTGGATCCAATTTTCGTTAAAAAAACTATTTGGTAAAAGATCAAAAATATCTTTTAACACATCTGGTTTTTTCAATATATAGGTGAAAAAGAGACCAATTAAGCCAGGGCTGTCTGTATTCATAATCGAGATCAAAGCTTCATTTGTTACAGCGACACTTTCAAACGTTAACGTTTTTTCAGTGGTCCACATATCCTCATTTCGGTAATACTGCCAACCTTTCTGTATCAAAACAGATTTGATTCGTTCAAATAGATCAATTTGCATTTTCCCCTCGATTTCAGAAGTCAATAAAAATCACGAAACCTCTTGATAGTGCCCGGCGTTAACCGGGCTAGTAGGAGGTTTTTTCACAAAATGGCTTTCTGTAACAGATCCAATATAGATCGGTTTCGATTACAAGTCAATAAAATTTCTAATTCAGAAGTCAACAAATTACTTTTATCTTCTTTTTGGTTTTTTCTTCGGCGGTTTGGGTTCAACCCATTCGGGCTTAATCTCAGTTTCCTCGACAACCTTTGTTGAATTTGTTGCTTTTCGCAAAGTGTCAAATTCACCGATCGTTGTCTTTTTCTCTTTGTCGTAAACTTTAAATTTGCCATTTGCGGTTTTTGTAATTCTGTGTTTTTCGTTATCACAAAATATTTTTGAATTAGTTTCCAAAACAAACCTCTAACTTTCTCCACCGTGTAAAAGTGGACAAGGGTTTTTCAAACCTTCAACATGGCACATTGTACAAACTCGTTGTTTGAATTGCGTACACGTATCCCAAGGATCAACACATTTATCGTATTTCTCGCTTTCTCGGCAACGGCAAGTATAAATAACTTGCTTTTTTCCCTGTTCGACAAGACAAAAAGCACAGTCAACACAGTAAATTCTCTTAATGTTTTTAGACATTGGAAGGGATTTTATCAGATTCTATTTCACAAGTCAAGAAAAAAGTTCTTTAGTCACTGCCCACGTTTTAGCCTTTACGGAAATAAGACTTTCTTCGGCGTCAATCATCTCGGAATTATATCTATACCTAGAAAACAAAGCACGATAAAGATCAACAACTATCTTTTGATAACCATCGTTTTCATAAATCTCTTTTACTTCATTTCGATTTTCACGCCTATCTCGCAAAGTGTCAATTCTACAATCCAAAAGCAAAGATAAATCCGGCTCTATATGCCCCCGCATTAAAGGAGATAAACCCTCTAACTCTTTCCATGAACTTGAAAAATCGTCTTTGACAGATTGATAAACCAGAGTTGAAAAGTAATAACGATCACAAACAACCATTTTGCCAGCTTCGAGCGCTGGAATAATTCGGCGTTTTGTGTGATCGATACGATCCGCAATAAACAGATAAGCCATTGCCAAACCTTGCGAAACCGTTTTTTCACTTCGTAAAATTTCACGAATAAAAACACCAGTATCAAAATCTGATGGTTCATGAGTTAACACAACAGACCTTTTGCCAAATTTAGTTTCTAGTTTATCCGTTAAATAATTCGCAATCGTCGTTGTCCCCGCCCCGTCTGCCCCCTCTAAAACAATAAATTTCCCCCTTACCATTTTTCACCCCTTTTATAAAAAACGACGGCCCTTTTAGAGCCGTCGTCCCTCACTGTCAGTTTTCGAAAAAAATATTTTTTTGAACAGTGCTCGAAACACGTCACTGTTTTTATAACGGGTTTTGTTTCATACGCTTCTCAGGTGTCTGGCAAGGGGATAGCACGCCACATATAAAAGGTTGAAGTCAAGTGTACATTTGTGAAAAACGTCTCTTGAGCGCCCGTATGAGAGCGCGTAAAGACAACTAGCGATTGACCTTGGACTCTGGTCATGATTTGATGTTATCCGACCCTAAAACAAAAGTCAAAAAAGTTATATTTTTTACTTGAAAATTGGCGACACCTGCGGTATATTTCCTACTGTATCTTTGGTGTGTCTGAAATGTACCCGCCAATTCAAAAGCCTTGGGTGTTGTGTCACCCAAGGCTTTTGTGCTTTTGGGCTATTCATTTTTCTATTGACAAAATAGAGTATCTGATACACCATTGTTTTGTAAAAGACAGCTTGGGTGCGTCCCGGGCACGATACAAGTAAGGGGAGGCGTTTAGCCTCCCCTTTTTATATTGATGGAGGGTGTCATTCGTTGTGTAGTGAATGTAAAAGATTAAACGACGCAGGGAAATAACAATTACGATTCCATTTTAATACAATGGTCTCGAATTAGCTCACCCAGAAAGCTAACGGATATTCCCCATTTTGCTGCTAGCTCAGTAAAAGTTAGTCCTGTAGTATATCCGTCATTGAATGACTTAGCTCTCATTCTGGAGTTAACGGGTTGATCGTGTATTTCGAAACATAGGATCTCTCCGAAAGAACCACCACAACCCGTTGGTTGGCGTTTATACGTATTCTCGACGTGTTTTCTGAATTTTTCAATCTCGATATTCTTTTTCATTTTTGTTTTATCTCCCTAATTTACAAGATACAATTTTTTCAACTTTCTTCTTTTGTTTTACCGTCTAACACTTTCTCTAAAACCAATGAATAAGAATCGCTCAAACCCCTTGAAAAATGGAGTTGACGATCCCAACCAAAAAGATTTCGATCTTTACGTTGTTGCTCTTTCGTTTTTTCTTTTTTGGTTTTTACCCTCGCTCGTTCAACTTTTATACCCTCGTTTTCCATCCAATTATCTGCAACTTTGTTAGAGCAAATAGCCAACGCAGTACATTTTGAATTTTGTCTAATTTTCAAAATTTCCAAACGTTGATCCAAACCGTATAAAATGCCCTGGCGATATACGCTTTTTGCGTAATGACCTTTACCATGGTAATTTTTTGTCATTGTTTCAATTTGTCTCAATAAAGATAAAAAAATACCGATCGCGATTTCGGTGTTTAACACCAAACCATAAAACAAAAAACTAACATCTCTTTTACGCACATATTTTCTAGTAACAACTTTTATATCTAAATATTCGGCAACAACAGCGGCAACAGATTTTTTCCATTGGGCGATCTTTTCTCCAACCGTCGCTGTTTCGCTGTAACCGCCCTGAGCCCCTTTGTGATCCTCGACAGACTCAACATCAATCATTGTAAGGTTGTGCTTTTGCAACAGCGCCCTGGCTTGCTCTAGGGCGCTTTGTGCCTCTTCTGGGCTCGGGTTGTTATCGGATAAGGCGAACAGTGCCGCAACCCGTTTCAAAAGCTTCTCACTCATCGGCCGTCTTCCTTGCTTAGTTTGGTTTTTCTTTTTTCTCGTCAAGTAAAGCCTGTGTTGCAACATAGAGTTTTGCCGATTGTGACAAAAAGGTTACAATGGCTTTAAAGATTATGGCAAACTTATTTCTGTTTTCGTAGTCTAAAATAATGTCATAAGACCCGATATGAACATCACAAACGTCAATAAATACCGTAATCTCAAAATCAAAAACTAAAAGATAAGTCCCATTTTCGTCAAATCCAGCTGTTACAGACGCGTCAAGATCGATTTTTCGCGGTTTTTCGTACAGTGTTAATTGAAAAAAAGCGAGCAAATTACTCTGATCATCGGTCAATTGTTGTTCAACAAACCCAAGCGGTTCCAAAATTTCGTTTGGTGTAAACGATGGTTCTTCTTTTTTGAGCTCATTTTCGACCTGTTCGGGCGCCCCGCTATCTTCTGACTTTTCTTTTGTTTTTCTGTTTTCGTTCATTGATACCTCCATTTTGTGAGCTTTACACAATCCAATTTATAAATCAAGAAATGTTTCACGTGAAATGTGAAACATATGTTAAGAAAATACAGATATATGAAAATAAAAACTGTTAAATATCATCTAAATCGTTAACAGCTAAAGCACAATCGGAGCAAATATCCGCTACGTTTGGAGATAAAACAAGGCTTGTATCAACAATCGAGACTCCACAAAACGCCTTGCCACGGTGCCCAGTCAAAAGAAATAGGTGTGTTTTGCCCCGCTTTGATTGACGATAAACAGCGCCTTTCACAATCGCAAATTCTGGTTGTGGGGTTTTTTCGTGCTGGACAACAATACAGATTTCCATTTCTTCGCCGGTCAAACGGTTCAATACCATTTCTGAATTTTTAACAAGCTTGTTTAAATCACCCCCATTTTCGGCAAATTCGAGCAACCCCGCTTTGAAATCTTCGATCGCGCTGCGCAACGCGTCAAAGTCGATTATTTTAACCCTTGCCATTTAAACACCTCCATTTAGTCGAACACCTCTTGTTTGATTGTATACCTGTTTAATTCAGAAGTCAACCGAAAAACGACATTTAAATTAGAAGAATTTTAACCCTCTGATTTAGCTTCGCCGAAACTAAAAAAATTAACGAGTTGGTTTTTCCCCTTTTTCCGCTTGCTTGCGCGCCCTTTCAGCAACCCTCGAAGCTTCTTCAACCGTCTTATATGAGCCCAAATAAACGATTTCACCACCGAAATAAACTCGAACAATATAACTATTTCGATTTCGAAATTTTGAAACATTCAAAGGCAGATCGCGCTTACGTCGAGAGGAATTAAAGCGATGAGTTACCCAGCGAAGATTTTTGAAAAAATTATTCTGCTTATTCTCGTCGATATGATCAACAATTGCGCCCTCAAACCAGCCGGAAACGAAAGCTTTTGCAACAAGTTTGTGAATAGGCACTTTCTTTTGCTCCCCAGATTCGCTTTTTAAATTGGCAATTTGATAACCATTATTGATATGAGGAAATATCCTCGTTTCCTTAATCCCGTACAATTTATAAACTTCTCTCCTAACTGTTCCAAAGTTTGAAATTTGATAACCCGGAAAGCTTTTTATGTTTTTTCGTCTTAGAATTTTCATGAACAGGTTTTAACACTCTTTAACTAAAAAGTCAAAACGCAATTTATATCGAAGGTTGAAGCGGATGTACAGATTCTAAATGTAAACAAGCGCGCGTTGCAATATTCATTCCAAACTATTTATCAACATGTGAATTAAACACAAGATATCCACAAGGCGTTTTAACGACCGTTTTTTTAACTCAACCCCTGGTATAGGTTGACCCGTTAAAACGCCTTGAGAAGGCGCACAAGGCCCTTGAACTCGTTTTCAAACACAAAGCCTAACGCCAACAAAAATAAGCGGTTAATTCGGACGCCGAAACGGATGGACAGATTCTAAAGGATAATATTTACAACACGCGTAGCAATTTACGTGCCAAAGATTATCCTGACTTGTGAATTACACAGAAATAAAAAAAGGCGCCCCTTTCGAAACACCTTTAAACCGGGATGAAATACGATTTTAAACGGACAAAACGCCAATCAAGGCCCAACATTTTTCGACGTATTTTGTACCATGCAACTCGATTTCGATATACTCGGCGGGGTAGTTATTACCCAAAAAAGATCCCAATTCAAGCGCTGCGCCCAAACATTCTTTGACCGTTTCAACGATAGAAGTAATCGAAACACCTTCCCAACAACGCGCAAGTTGCGCTCTTTGGAGTGACAAAAGATCGATCGCGTTTCGTAATTTCGAAACCTTGAGGCAAAGCGCTTTATCCTCGTGTAACGATTTGCGCCCTTGTTGGATACCAGCCAAAGTGAAATCGGCCGACAATTCGAACAGTATTTTTTTTATTTTGTCGTTCATCGGACACCCTTTCGGGGAGTGTTACCCCCCCCGTTTGCAGTTTTGGTTTACAGGCTAGCTATGGTTTTTTTCGCCTTCAGCTCTTCTTCGACCACGAAAGCTCTTTCGTACAAATTCTCCAAGGCAACCTTCGGCCTGCGAGCTATTCGCTGGACATGGATGTGATCTCGGGCAGGTACGTGGTCCAACTGATACAAGACCTCAACAATATACTGAGCCATTTCGATTTTTGTCATTTTGTTTTCTCCCGTGTTTTGTGTTGCGCTCATACTATAAAGCTTAATCATTCTAATTTAGATGTCAACCGAAAAACGACATTTAAATTAAACAGAAGTGGTTTTTTTCTTGGCACGTGAATTGCAATTTAGATATTATCCTTTAGGATCTGTTATTTTGGCAGGTTCATTGAAGCTGTTGAACGGGTTCAACACCCTTGTGCGCGCTCCTGTTCGACTCAAATCCCCATGGTTAGCGCAACACAGGAGACAAACAAAAGTTACCACAGGGGCGCGCACAAGGGCGTTGAACGCTATTCGTTCGAAGGAATAGAACCTTTGATCGAGAGAATCCAATCGCGTCCATGACCCATATCATCATAAACCAACACATGACCGGGAAATTTTCTCTCGACATCGCGCAAAAAATTAGGGTGCGGTACTGTTTCGGCCCATAGACTATCCCTATAAATCGGATCGTGAGCGAGCGCCATACCGGAAGCTTGTCCAAGAAAAGCAAAATTGTTGATCGGTTGAAACCACCTTTGGTTGTGATCGAATTTTTTAGGGTCGAAAACCTCGATTGTTGTTCTTTTTTCTTCGACAGTATTTTTATTATTGTTAGTGGTGTTCATTTTACTTGCTCCTTTGTGCATTATGCTTTTTTAGCTGCTTTTTTATAACCTTCGAGATAAACAAACTCATCGAAAAGCCCACCGTAAAGAACTTCTTCTTTTCCGGTGAATTGTATTTTGTCACCCTTGAAATAACCTGTTTCTCCTTTTTTCATTTTAACGTTCATTGTCTTGCTCCTTATTGTTGCGCTCATATTATAAACTTAACACAGCTAATTCAGATGTCAAGAAAATTCTCACTTTTATTTTAAAAAAAATTATTTTTCCTTTGGCACGCAGATTGCAATTTAGATATTATCCTTTAGGATCTGTTTATCTCACTTCCTTCTCAGAACCTTTGTGCGCCGTTCTAACGGCCGTTGTGTTTAACCCTTGCCCGAGTATGCGCCCGCGCGCGGGCGCGCGCACAAGGGCGCCCTGGACATTCTGCAAAGACAAAGAGCGCGGTTTCCCGCACCCTTTGTTTGCTTTTCGAAATTGTTTAGATTGTGCGGATTTCAACTTTTTTGAATTTGATGTGCGAAGCAAAAGCAATTTCACTTTTGCTTCGGGTCAATTTGCCACGAACATCGATCCAGATCTCTTGATCTTGGTTAACCCCATCACCCGAGACAACTTGATCATAAGCTTTATTTGCAACGCTATTCTCGCCAACCTTGAACCAAAGTTTTTGTGAATCGGCGTTCAAACAAGTGAAACAAAAATCAGTGTTACCAGTGTAATCATTCTCCTTTGCTCTAACGTTTACCACTTTGAACCAACCGAAATCTGACATTTTTTTGATCGGTGCACCG